TACGCCTGTTCACAATTTGTTCACATTTCCGACACAATTTGTTCACATTCTGTTCGATTCATGTTCGATTACCTCTCGGTAACTACTATTACAGAACTATTTCATTAATTGTAACAAAATTGTAATATATTCGTGATGATTAAGTAATATCATCCTGCTATCATATAATCATCAAATAAAACAAAGCATAGGAGGTACGAATATGTACAGAATACCAAAATCATATATTGATCGTTTCAAAGCAGGGGAATTAATCATATCCGGTACAAAATACATCTACGTCAGATTCAGTGACAATACAATCCGCCGTAGTAGACGGTTGTATATGGATACTGATTCTTATCTTGATTCTGATAAATGGACTGTAGTATATTCATTAAAGGAGGAATCAAAATGATTTTTATGCTAGTTACATTAGTTCCCTGTTTATTAGTTGGATTCGGAATTGGAGCTGGATTCGGTTATAAACTAGGGGAGCAGGACGAGAGAGAAAGACTTGATAGAAAAAGAGGTCTGACAGATGAAAAATGATGATTTACAGAAATTCAATCCTTATCTGAGTAACAAATCAGACAAGGAACTCTATGCAATCCGCAAAAAGCTAGCAAAACGCCTCAATCAGCGCATTAGACGGCTCGAATCGAGGGGGATTGACTATGGTGCTATTAAAATTTATAAACAAGACGTAGCACGATATTATACCGGAAATAAAGGTTTCAAAGAATCACTAGGGAAAACAAGGGGAATATCTGTAAAACATGAAATAAGTCTTTTACAGAATCTTCTTAATTTACCTACTTCAACCTTCTCAGGAATTAAGAAAATACGTAAAAAGGCAATGGGAACGTTTGAAAATAGATACAATGTCAAATTTAAAAATGTCCAACAATATGAAGATTTTATCGCATCGTCAGCATGGAAAAAATTAGATGAATTATATGGATCTGCTACAGCATTGGACATCATTGCAAAATCACAGAAATCAGTTTCGGAAATACAAAAGGATGTTGAATCATTTATAGCAAAAACAGACCGATACACATCGTCCGATATTGCAAAACAGCTAGGTTTTAAATCACTGCCGGATGCATTAAAGCAAGCAAAATCAAATAGAAAGTAGGTTACACATGGAAATAGCGGGTTATCAAGTCATTGATTTTTACAAATTTAATTATATGAGCCTGCTAAATTATAACTTTGATAGGGTCAGTAATGCAGGACGCCCCCGGTTTGTTTACGACCGCATTATTACGGTTGATACTGAGACAAGCGTATATGATGGTATTCCGTATATTACAGACTGGACAATCTGTATTGAGGATATCATGTGTATCTATGGACATCATGTACGTGACTTAATCAATACGATTGATAAGATCGCATACTATCTACAATCAGATGACACGCATACTGTCAGGTTTTATATTCATAATTTTCCCTATGATTATACGTTCATGAAAGCATTCATGTTCGAAAAATGGAGCGAGCCGAAAAATGTTTTAGCTGTAAAATCACATCGTTATATCACTATGCAATGGAACAATGGCATTGAATTTCGGGACAGCTATATACTGGTAAACCGGTCACTTGAAAAACTCTGTGAAGATGTAAATACAGGCATAGAAAAGGCAGTCGGTTACTGGGATTATACGAAACTTAGAACTCCGGACAGCCCCCGTACTTACAAAGAATGTGTGTATGCTGCTACTGACACGATCGCGCAGTGTATTGCACTTAGGAAGTACATGAGTGATAGAGGATACAGTGTAGCTAACTGCCCATTGACTAATACCGGTTTTATCCGAAACAAAGCACGTCGCTATGCGTCAAGATGGAGAAAATCCGGCCACAAGTGGTATCAGTATTTCCAAAAGCAACGTCTGACGGTAGAGCAATACAGACAGCTGGAGCAGTGCTATCATGGCGGATATGTACATGCAAACAGGTACTACGTTGGACGAGAGATTTCATCAGCGACATTTGGCTGGACAGGGAAATCAAAGGACTTTACAAGTTCCTACCCGGCTGCTCTTTGCTACGAAAAATACCCAATGACGAAATTTGAGTATGCTGATTTTACTTTGGATGATATTCTCGAATTGAAAGACGAGTATGCATTTTCAGGATATATACGTTTGGTTAATCTCCATCTGAAAAAAGACGAGCCAATGCCGCCACTATCCTATCATAAGGCAGTATCAGCAGTCGAAGCAGTCTGTGACAATGGCAGGATACTCGATGCAGACATTGTGATCTATCCGTTTACAGATCCAGATCTTGATGATATTTTAAGATGCTACGACTATGACTATGCAGACGTGTCAAAAGTCATGTACGCAAGAAAAGAATATCTTCCGACATGGATCACAGACCTTATCATGGAACTGTACACACATAAGTGTACACTAAAAAATACAGATCCTGTACTGTATATGATTTCGAAAAATGAGTTAAATGGTATCTATGGAATGTGTGCACAGAAAATCATCCGGGAAGTACTGGAAGAAGATTATACTACCGGAGAATGGACGAAGAATACAAGCAAAACAGACGAGGAATGGATTGAGAAGTTTTACAAGTCATGGAAAAGCTTTCTGCCTTATCAGTGGGGCGTATGGGTTACTGCTTATGCGCAGCGTAATCTGTTTGAATTGGGCAGGTGTTGTGAGATCTGGGTATATTCCGACACAGACTCTGTAAAAGGTTATAAATGGAATGAGCAGAAGCTCAGAGAATACAATGAGAAGATCAGGAAGAAATCAGAAGAAAGAGGACTGGGGAGAGTAGATTATAAAGGAAAGACATATATCTTGGGTATTGCCGATGACGACGGAGAATTTATTGAATTTAAAACCATGGGTTCGAAACGTTATGCCTACCGGGATATTGACGGAGAATTACATCTGACAGTAGCGGGTGTTCCAAAAAAAGAGGGATTACAGTGTCTACATGGAACATTACGGGAATTTAAGAAGGGAAAAATATTCCGAAACGAGGGGTTTGCAAAATGGAAAATGCGTCCTGAATACATTAATAATGAGAGGATCAAAATCTTGCATCTCATGGGGTCTGACATAGAGTATAGCTCTGGAATTATCCTGCATGAGGCAGAATATGAGTTGGATCATACAATCCCTTACGACAAGGAAACAGGAATGCCGTGTGAGTTCGAAATCAGCCAATACAGCGATTTTTAGGAAAGGAGTAATAAACATATGCAATGGGTGTCAAAAAACACGTATTTAAACCAATCAGAGATGGAAAACAATGCACAGATCATTTATGGAATATTTAATTCCCTTGGGTACAATTTTAGCACTATCTGCGCGATCCTGGGGAACATGCAGCAGGAAAGTACGTTATCTCCTATTTTTGCAGAACGAGGAGGCGGGGGGTATGGACTTCTGCAATGGACTCCGAAGTCTGACTTGACAGATGCATGTAGTAAACTGGGGTTATCGCCATATACAGACGGTACGGTGCAATGCCATTGTCTGGACGGAGAATTATTTAAGCTGGAAGGTCAATGGTATTCAACGCAGGCTTTTATTAACAATTATAAGCGCTCCGGTGCATCAGACGATATGGTTGGACTTACCCCGGGGCAGTTTAAGACTAACGCAAAGAATAAGGGGGTCAACTGGTTGACTACGGCGTTTATGGCATGCTATGAGCGACCGAGTTTGGATCCAAACACAAACTATGTGGCTAAACGTAGAACATATGCAAATAACTGGTATCAATTTTTATCAGGTGTTACGCCTCCGCCAGAACAGCCAACACCAGGAGGTGGAGAAGTTTGGAAAAAGATCTGGTTTCTGTATGCGGGGACGGATGATTTCCGAAAAGGAAGATAAAAAATATCAATACAGTGGTTAAATAAGATCATTGAAATTAAGAAAGGAGGTTGTTAAAATGTTATTAGCAGCTACAAATATGTCAGCAATACCGATCTGGTTATTAGGGTGTTTTATTTTTGCATTATTAATCATCAGTATTGTTAAAATTTTAAGAAAGGGAAGAAAATAATGCAGAAATGGAGACTTATTTTCGACGTGACTTGGGAAGAAGGAGAACCACCCAAACGTCAGATCTTCGAAGCAAGGGAAGAGCTACAGTTTGTCTTGCAACTAGCGCAGACTTTAGATGCATGCAAAACAGTAAAACTTATAAGAATGGAAAGAGAGGACTAGAAAAATGAGATTTAAGGACGTTGTAAAAGTAACAAAGGTAGAAACAAAAGAATATGGAAGAGCCAGAAACAAAGGAGAATTTCAGTCCGTAACATGTGAAGGAACTTTCTGGTCAGGCAAAGCGTCCATTTTCCCGGAAGAGGATAATCAGTACATGGAAAAAGGTACATATGAGATTGAATTCTATCTGCGAGTATCTGAATCTGATGGAAAATATTACATCAACCCGGTTATCATCCCAGAAAGCGTAAAGGAGAAATAGAATGAACATCTATCAAAGTGATGGATGGTTAGACATTGGCAGGTTAAACAGTTTACCTGCCAATTTCTATATCATCATTGGAAGCAGACAGGTAGGAAAAACATATTCCTGCTTTAAGCATATTATGAACACGTATGTGAAAAATGATATTCCGTTTATCTTTATGAGACGTACCGGATCAGAATTGCTAGGGTGTCTTTCCGATAATCCATTTGATAAAGGGTTTAATGCAGATCATGGGACAGCATACGAATTTGATAAAATAAAGGGGATACGGCCAGACAGCAGATTGAATATCGTTGATAGGTTGAATGAGGATAAAATTATAGGCTCTGCATTTAGTTTATCTGGTCTTGTATCAAATCGAGGTTTTAACGGAGATCCCTACCAGTGCATCATGTATGACGAGTTTATTCCAGAAAAAATCAAGAAACGGATGAACGGAGAGAAAGAAGCTTTTGAGAATGCATATATGACGATAAATTCTGTCCGGGAATTAAAAGGAAGGCCAGCAGTAAAGGCATGGTTATTATCTAATAGTAATAGCATTGAAAGTCCGATTCTGGAAGCTTTTGGACTGGTAAACACGATAACTAGAATGCAGAACCGGGGGCAGGAATTCTGTTTCCTGCCGGATCAGAAGATCTGCATCGTAAACGTGGCACAGTCAACCATTTCAGAAAAACTGTCAGAAACTGCCCTCTTTAAGGCTGTACATGACACACAGTTTCGAGGAATGGCTTTGCACAACGAATTTGCTTATGATGATTTTTCCTGTATAGGCACTGAGCCAATCAATGAATATCGCTTACTTGTGTCAATCGGGAACATGCACATCTATGAACATAAGAATCACGATCTGTATTATGTCACATTGCACAGAAGAGGAACAGGAAAATCTTTTCCGGATAATCTGTCGGGCAGGCACCGTTTTTTGCAAAATTATATCTGGTTGCAAGATAAGGTAATTGCAGAACGTGTGACATTCGAAAACTATGAACTAAAGTTAAAATTGTTTGAATATCTCAAAATAAAAGGCTAGGAAAATTCCTAGCCTTAATATTTTATTATGATCTTAACCAAAAACAGTATCACTTTTAATTGTGAATGGCTCCGTAACGATACCATTTACATGGAATGTATCATATCCAGTCCCATTTGCCGATCGGATTGCCATCCATAAACTACCATTATATACCCGTAACGTGCACGGAACTGTTTTATAGGATCCATCAGCTGATGTCAGAATCGCTGTTGTTGGCAAGTCAAACTGGAATCCTCCCAGTACAAAGGACGTTTTGAAAGAAAAAAGCTCATAAAACGAACCATCCCCTTTCATTGTAAAATCGGAAGTCCGGTTCATCGAAAATGATCCATAAAAAGCGCAAGAGTCATTATACTGGGAAGTTTCAATGATCGTAGAACCAGTGAATCCGTTTTTAAATGATACATTAGTAATTTTAACTCCTGCATGGATGACAGAAGCGTATCCATTTAAGATTGCATTACTGATCGCTTTTGCAATGGATTCTTCCCCCCATGTGTTCGGATGGATTCCATCACTGCCGAACATAGCAGTAGCATGCAATGCATTTTCGCATCCGCTCAAATACGTAACCCCGTTGTATTCACATCCAGAACAGTAAGAGGCACGAGGAGATATCAGTCCGCCTCTTGTATCCATTTTCGTTGAGTTACCAATAAACCCCACAAAGATCTGTGCATTTGGATATAATGCATTAGCAGTCTTTTTAAAATTGAAAATGGCATTGATCAGGTCTGTTTCGTTTTTATTTATGTCATTAAAACCACCGCAGACGATAATATTTCTTACCTCTTCATTCTTAAAATGATTGCTGGTCTGATTGAGCAGTGTTGCAAAGGTCGTACCGTTCACAAATCCTGCACCTCCAAGACTGTTTGAGAAAAAGTTATCATTCGTTAAGCCAAGATAAGTTTTAACCAGGACAGGCCATCCAGTCACATTACCATCCGGATTGTATCCTTCTCCGTAACTGTCTCCGATACAGATTGTTTTCCCGTTAAAATCAAAGGTGCGTCTTGATCTGTCTGTATATTTAGATGCAGAAGCAAGACCGTCTGACACACCTTTTGAAACAATCCTGCCAATCTCTCCGGAAGTTATCCAATTTTTTACTGTATCGTCAACGATCTTCTGGGCTGTTCCTTTGATGTCAGCCCATTCTTTTGTTACGATATCAACTGCTTCAACTGCTTTTTTCACATTTTCGATGATCCAGTCAAGGTTCAGATCTGACATCTGACTGGATGGATAATTTCTAAAATTAAACATGTTTACCACTCTCCTCTCAATAAATCCTGCATAAATAAACTAGCCGCATATCCATAGAACGATTGTTTCCTTAATTTGAGTTCCGACTCAATCATCTGCTGACTGGTCGTTACTCCGATATTACCATGGATCCTGCCATCGTGAGTCGTAGTTCCGGTTTCCCGGTTACTACTGCTATAGTTGTTCTTCCCGTTTGATGTGTTGGAGCTATCCGACCGTGTTCTGTCCTGCGCCTGATAATCACTAGAATTATAAGCTGATACATCGCCATAGGCATTGGAATTTTCATTCCCTGTCATGGTTGATTCATTATTTCCTGATTCACTACGTGTAATGTCCGGACTGTCTGTCCAGTGTTCCTGTCTGTCATAGTTCTCAATCGGATTATAATCAGCGTTAAGTGCATTCCATGTCTGTCGTAAACTTTCCTGCCACTTATCACACCAAGCCGGGATCGCAGAGTCACGCATGAAATAAAAGTCCGGATACACGACTCCCAGCATTCCATAATCAAGGAGCAGCGTATTTGTAAATGTTGTCTTATCAACACCATCCGGAAGTCTTAAATTATTGAATAAGGTATCATCATATTTTACCAGTCCAATTAGCGTCAATCTACTCGTCATATGGGATCATCCTCTCTTCCTGTTCAAACTTCCGCATCTTAATTTTAAGATTAAGGTCTGAAAAAAGCGCGTTAGCTACTTTTGCGTCTTTCTGCATGGTTTCAATCCATGTTGTCAACCTGGTTACGGACTCGATGTTATTGACATTGACTTCTGCAACATTCATCCGCTCTTTCTTTTCTGTATTGGCAGACGGAATGCCAATTTCGGTGTCAAATTCATCAAGAATACGTTCAAATGCGAGCAACAGCTTATCAGCAATAAAATTCTTTGAAACGTCCTGGTTAAACTGTGTCCAGGGTTCTTCCGGGTCTGTTTCGGATCGCTTCCAGCTTTCCGGATTGACTGCTACCGCAGGCTCTCCCCTGCTGATCTTGTCAAATACGACTTTTAATGTCTCTGCACCACCTTTTGTGCGGGATGCAAGGATAAAAGCAACTTTTGAATTAAACAGGCTCATGTCCATTGCTTCTGCTGTCATAGCCAGCTTGTGAGCATAGTAACTGATGATGTCAAAGCATCCGCAGTAATCCGGTCGCATATGGATCAATGCACAGTCTTTTCCGATCCGGTATTCTGACGTGTTTAGGATAAGCGGATTGGTATAGGTTGCATAAGCAGGGCGGTAATAAATATCAATCCCAGTAAGTGTTGGATACTGTGCAATCGTACCAAATTTATCGTTTTTAAAAATTCCAAAATATCCGCCCGCGATCAAGCAAAATTTAATAAAGGGGATGTCAATACTATCCTTGCATGTAATGTCTATGACCGAATAGAGACGCTCATAGAGCATTTCTTCAAAAAACCCAGTGAGCTGTGAATTTTTCACAACGATTGAGGGGGTTACCCGGTTCATCCGGACATTGATAGATTCATAGTTTAATGGTAACACATTCTCACTTCCTTTCTATTCAATATAGCAACCAGAATTTAAGTAATTGTTGATTCGCTCGATCTCCGGCTGGTATGCACTTAAGACATACACACTTGCGTCTGAACACTGTACATATCCGGAGATTGTACTAAGTTTCATCGCGGTATGTCTGTAATAGCCAGATGTTGCATAGTTCACACCCTGCGGAGATCTGGCATGGCAGTAGAGTCTTGGAATCGAGTACTGCCGAAGCAAAGCAACAGATCCGTTGCTACCTAACGTGTTGACCTCCGGTTGGAATCCGGAGAACAATCCTGCTCCGCTTCCTTTTAAAATAGATCCGACTGTATTCATGATCCCTGTCGTTACTCCACCCATCTGTCCGATCTGGTAGGGAACACCAAACTGGCATGACAGCGACTGTATGATCTCTGCACCATTTTTAATCTGACACAGCGCTGTCCCAGTCGTCATATCAACGGTGTACTGGATATCCATCGTATCATCGGTTAATGTCTGCATGCTAAATGGGATCGTTCCAATTCCAGGAAGTGCAAGCCAGTATTCAGAAAAATTCGAATCGTAGTATCCAAAAACATTCTTGTTATAAATTGGATTTGTCACTGCGATTTTAAAATACATGTCGATCGTATCGTTGGGGGCAACTTTCTTTGCGTTAATTCCGGAAGCTGTCCAGAATCCCATTTTAATCGTTGTAACAGCTGTACCGGAATATTTTGCATAGGAGAGCGGTATCCAGATGACGGATGTAATATACTTAAATGGATTAAATACGGACTTGACTGCTTCATCTTGCAATACATCTGTAAAGTTACCAGCATTACAAGTATAGTTAAGCAGTTCCTGTAAAGAACTGTAATCCATCATGTAGTTAACCAAACCATCCGCATTGGTCACACGGACTAAAAATGACCCTGTATCACTCCACCAGTCACTGTTCTTGGCTGATGATACCGCTGTACTCCATTCATAGGTTGGATAGATCAATGGGTCAGTCAGCACCCATTTCTCCGGAGCTTTTGCACATCGTTCAACTGTGAACGTCTGCGCTGTAATAGTAGTCTTAAAGCTTGCCAGAACGTCAACGTTCAGATCTATCTGACATGTAGTATTGTTTACTGCAGTCACATTCTGGAGGAAATAATAACGATGAAAATCTGGAATGTAAGCATAATTGACTCTTGTCCAGGTATCCAATCCTGTAATAATGATAGACGGGTTCATGATTGACGTGCTTTCTTTTAGCTTACAATCAAGAGTAGCCACCGGGTTACCCGGTGGCTGCATAGTACTATTTACTTTTTTTGAGATAGAATAGAGATTAACTTCCATGACTTCTCCTTTTAAAGAACGTATGGTTTACCGCATGCATACGTACAGATCCAGCCGGACGGTGTACGCATCCATGTCGTTCCATTGACGTTCTTGAGTGCTTTACATGTAACCCGTGTACCTTTGGAATATTTTTTCAAGACTTCGCCGTTCGGCGCATAAGAGCGGACACGTAATCCATCTACCTGTACGGTGTATACTTTTCCGACGGTAAACTCGGAAGAACTGGATCCTACTCCTGCATATCTTAAATGATATGTCCAGCCATAGGATGGTGTATAGAAATCACGGACACGGATTTCCCGGCCGGAAGAATCGCCTTTTTTATGATCGAAGTCTCCGGATGCAGTTACTACTTTATAGTCAGTAACCGCAATGACAACGTGCTTACCTGGCGTCAGATAGATGTCTCCGGCTTTGCATCTACCGTATACTTTCTGCCATCCTCTCTTTGTAAGCTGACTGTACAGATTACGTGTCGTGCTTCCTGCATTCACGTCACAACCGCCTGCCCGAAGGCAGTAAGCGGTTAATGAGGAACAGTCAAAGTCTGGGTTACCACCACGACGTGCTTGTGAGTATCCATGGCTGTTATCGTTTGCAATGGCAATCGCTGTGTTAATCATATTATTTAAGTTCATCTTTTTTAACCTCCAGATGTTCCAGAATCTTTTCCATTACGATGGTGTTGTTCTGGACAGCATTGCTAAGTTTATCGACTTCCTCTTTATGTGTCTGATCTGATTTCCAGTACATATAGAGGACGATCAGACAGCAAACGATCGGAAAGCCTAATGAACTGATTGCTGTTAAAATTGTTTGCTCCATGTTAATTTCCCCATTCTTCAACTAATACAGAATATGCTGTATTTGAGGTAGCTGTATTGTAAAAATAAAAATATTTGATCGTCGATGGAAATTCAACCTCAATACAATTTGCACCTATATTTCGTCCTAAAAACATAAGATCACTATTTTTTTCAAGTGAAATTTGAACTTCATTTCCATTAGTCCCAATCAATACTTTTTTAAAAGGCAATGGAGTTTCAAATTTTGTATATTCTGATGGAGATGCCAATATACGTTTTATATAGTTCATAATCAAGATCACTCCCCCATCACGAAGACAACACCATTGTGCGTATAGTTGTTCCAGTAGTTCTTACGATAATGTACGTATGTGTTGTAGTAGTCTCCAGCAGCATTAACTGGAGTCGTGATCGTTTTGGTAAACTGATAATTGACACCAACTGCACGGCGGTCGAAGATACAGCCTAAAACATACGGAATTTCTACATCGGTAGCAGCATCTTTGGAAGCTCCTGTTTTAAGATCTAAGATGTTTGGTTTGATCTTGATCTGCTCCGGATTCTTGATTGACTGCCAGTAATTTACAAACTCTACGTCCGCAATCTTCAGGTATTTTTCATTAAATACTGATGACAATACACTTGTCTGTGCCTGCTTCCAAAAGCTATTAAGCATGATGAACTTCTGATATTCTTTCGGTGTAAAACGTAAGATATCCTGGCCGGTAAAGTTTGCATGGTACAAGGTAGAACGTTCTGTCATGCAATCAGAGATGTTCTGAACGTATGCAACAAACCATGGCACAAAGTTTTTTGCGTTATTTGAACGAAGCTGTAAACCTGTATAAGAAGTTCCATGCTCTGCATTATATACCGCTGTCAGGTCTACCTCATATAATCCCATTGCTGATATGCCAGCAATGTAGTTGCAGATTGCAAGACGTCTGCCTGCTTCCATTGCCTGCTCAATGTCATTACGGAATTCTGTCATGACGGATACGTAAAACTTACCAAACTCTTCTGCTGATCTTAATGACTGGGATAACTGATCATCCAGTCGTGTGATATGGTTCTGCTCCTTTTTCGTACCATAAAACTTAAGCTGCACGACTTTCGGCTTTTTAATTTTGTACATGTCAACAGAATTACCGTCATCGAACTGCTTAGCGTTCAGATCTGTATTGGTATCTTCTGATGCTTCCTCATCCTGGTGTAACGGTACTGTCTCAAGAGTAATAGCTCCCCAGCGTTCGGATGTCTCATCGATGATTTTTACTTTTCCGATGTATGGTGTGTTCGGAAAATAGTTATTCATGAACGTAACTGCCATTGCGTTCATGATGTTTTCCGTGCCTGAACGCAACATTTTCTCGCCTACTGATACAAAACTGGTTGCATCAACGACAGCAATTTCTTTCGTGCCAAACATCTGTGAGTTCATGTCGTTGACAATCTTATAGACGTCAACCGGTGTTAATGAGTTCATATTATACCTCCTTGATTAAATTTAAAATAACGTCGTTGACGTCATTTTCTTTTGGTGTTGGTGCTGTTGCAGATACAGTATTGTTTGACTGGATTGCTTTTGTAAGTTCGTCCAGACGCTTTGTGATTTCTGATAATTCGCGGCCTGGATCCGGTTTTGGTTCTGTTTTTGGTTCCGGTTTTGGTTCCGGTTTTGGCTTTTCTGACTGAGCAAAACCAGCAATCATTTCGGCTGTAAAGCCAGCATTGACTAAAGTCAAGATGTCTTTAATATCCATGTTTTCATCTCCTTTTATAAATATAGTTTTATATAATAAAATTGAAACCTATAAAAATAGGCAGGAGTTATGGGTAGCCATCCCATGCACTCCGCTTCTGGCGGTTGGCTCGTGCTTCCTGCCTATAAATATAAAATACTACTTTCAAGAATAAATGTCAATAATGAAAAATGATATATCTTGCGTATAATGCTCTGTAATTGCGACATCTATTGCA